TAATAATAGAATACAACGTGGTAATCAAATGCTTGATGCTACACTACGTGATTTTTCTGGTGGATGGAATGTTGTTGATAATGATTTAAATTTAGATAACAAATTTGCCAAAGTACTACAAAATATGCAATTAGGTATTGATGGTGCTAATGAAGTAAGACCCGGAACAGTTCTATTTGCTGAAACTAATGAATATTTAGATACAATAGTAAATTGTGAATACTACAGTGGACATATTATAGCTGTAGGTAAAAATGGTAAGTTAGTTAAAATAGATGCTACAGGTAACGTAAGTGAAATATGGTCAGATACTTGGGCAAATAATTTAGATGGAAGCCCAGATGGATGGACTACAACAACCTTCGCATCTTTTGCCGTTTTTAATGGCGATTTAATTGTGTGTAATGGAATCAATAAACCATTAATAATTAACTCTAGTATAAATGTAGAATATCTTAAAGATTTAGCTACAAATACAAACGCTAATACGCCAATAGCACGATTTGTAGTAGCACATGGAAGATATTTGATAATGGCTGGTGATCTTACTGCTGGTTCTGAAGATAAATTATACATATCAGCAACAGATGTAAGTGGTACTTGGGTAGGAGATTCTGCACCTAATGATGCTGTTAACTTAAACTTAGGATCACGAGTTCCTAGTGGATCGTTTGCTATTAAAGGTTTAGGAAGATTTCGTGATAAATTAATGGTAACATTTGCTGATGCAGTATTACCGGGAACATTAGGTACATTTACAGAAGATGTACATACTCCTACATTTGATGATGCAATGGAAGGTGTAGGTTCTTTATCTCACAGAGTAATACAAACTGTAGGAGAAGATATACTATTTGGTGATGTAAATGGTATATCATCAATTAAACGTGCATTATTTACAGGTAGTACACAAAGTACACGTAATTCACAACTTATAGATCCAGAATATCATAAAGTATTAGACCAATTAAATTCTACTGTTGCTATTGAAGATAATGTGTGGAGTATTTGGGATAGTACTAATACTAATTATATGTTCTTTATTCCTAATGGATCTACTGACGAATTAACAACAGAATATCGTTGTTTTGTTTATAAAAAGAATCCAGCACTAAAGATTGATTCTTGGTCTGATTGGCGTAATTGGAACTTTAAGTCTGGTTGTAGATCAGCATTAAAACATATATTTCTTACTACAGGTACTCAAGTATATCGTTTAGGAGAATCTACTCATAATCAAATATATACAGATTACCAAGGTGATCAGGAAATGTTTGATGATGATACTGTTTTTACAGATAACACAGGATATAATCCTGTAGCTAATGAAGCTGATAGTGGTGTACCAATACAATTTATTTGGGAACTTCCTTGGAGTGATAATAACGATAGATTTAAAACAAAAAATAGTCGTTATATTAACTTTGATACTCAAGGAGATAACAAGTTCTTAGTTGAAATGTTTACCGATAATATATATAAAGATAAGACAGACTTTGGTGAGGATTGGGAAGAAGATTCATTAAAGTTTGATGACTTTACTGGTTGGGATGTAGACGTATTAAACCCTACTTTATCTATGGTATTTCAAGGAGGAGACTCCCCAGGATTCGGTAGTGATGAATTTGGTGAAGACTTTGGTGGAGGAAGACCCACTAGACTAGAAAAGCTATATGCTTGGACAGCAAAGTATAAGATCCAAAAGTTACGACTATCAGGAGATGCTGTAAACCAGTTAAAAGTAATATCAGTATCTTTAGCATATTTAGGTGGTTCTGTTAGGAGATAAAAATGACTAGTGCCGTTGATGTAACATTTCCTGCTGACAATGTAAAAGTCAGTAAGGCTACGATGAGAGCACAATTACTCATCATCCGTGACGAAATCTCTGCTTTACAACAAAGAACAAGTGTTGCTGGAGCTAAAGCATTTTATGGATTTTTAACAGAATCAGAAGTGCAAGAGGCTGTTGTTAGATTTCACAATATTGTGGCTCCTAGCGACTTACCTAGAGATATTGCTTTTGAACGATCAACACTTTAATAGGAGTTAATAATGGCTGATCAAATTGGAGTTCTTGGAGAAGCAACAACTGCTACTGCTGGAACAACTACTGTTTATACTGTCCCATCTGCAAAGGCTGCTAAAGTCAAAATAATGTGGTCAGGACTTTCTCATGGTTCAACTGGTACTGGTGACTTAACTATTACCGTTAACGGCATTGATGTTGCTGTTGTCCTTAATATGACAGCTGCACGTTATGTACATTCTAATAGTACGTTAATGGTTAATCCAGAAACTGCTGCTGCTCCAACAGGTGCAACTGCACTACTAACTGTTGCTCCAGCTCCCTTTGAATATTATTTGTCTGCTGGTGATACTGTTACTTATACCATTGCAACATTAACTATGCAGTCAATGAAAATACAGGTTGTTGGTACAGAAATAGACGTATAAGGAAGTGTCATGGCGAATACTACGAATTTTAATTTCGAGTTAATCGACTTTGACACAATTCCTTGGCATACAAAGGATCACAACAACTGGCGATTAGCTGATGCTGTTTTTGCTCAATATATATCTATTTCAGGTGTTAAGGGAGTTTGGACAAATTCATTAGCTATTGGTGTTGATGATAAGTATGTTGATTCGGAATTAGGTACTATATGGACAGCAGAACTTGCTCATACTTCTGCTAGTTCTGGAACTTTTGCTGCTGATAGAACAGCTAATAGTTCCTACTGGTCAACTTTCTCGATAACTCAAGCATTTAAGGGTACTTGGGCTATTAACACTGCTTATTCTGTGAATGAGTTTGTTGTTAGTGGCAATAAGTATGCTGTATGCCAAACTGCTCATACCTCTGGAGCAACAACTTTTGAAGATGATAGTGTTTATTGGATAGTACTAATAGATGGTACAACTATTATTGATAGTTGTACTACTCAAGCTACTCTTGCTGAAACTCATGCTACTACTTCATCTAATTGGGCAATAAAAACAGATGCTGCAGTTTCTGGTTCAGACTATTCAGCAAAAGAATATGCTCAAGGAACACAAGCATCTACAGGAGGATCATCTAAATCTTGGGCGCAAGATGCTGATGAAGTAAATGGTGCAAGTACTAATGATCGATCAGCTAAAAATTGGGCGCAAGGAGCTTCTATGACAGGATCTACTCTTGGAGGTTCTGCCAAAGATTGGGCGCAATTAGCTGAAGATAGTCAAGTTAATGGTAGTGAGTATAGTGCAAAACACTATAGCGCAAAAGCGTCTGCTAGTGCTTCAGCAGCAAGTTCAAGTGCATCTGCTGCTGCTGCCGGACAATTATATTCGACTATTGTAAATCAAACAGCATCTACATTATCTCCAGCAATATCAGCAGATGGTACATATTATTTATGTGATACTTCATCAAACTCAATAACTGTTACATTACCAGAAATAGGAGCAAATGAAGGTAAGAAATTTTCCTTTCAGAAAACTCATGCTTCAAACAGTTTAATTTTTCAAAGAACAGGTAGTGATACTCTTAATGGTTCTGCAAGTAATATAACGCTTACAGATGTAGATAGTCAGATTTTATTTGTTTGTGATAATAATTCACCTGATAATTGGGTAGGAACTAACTTAAATCAAATACAAGCTGGAACAGGTCTAACTAAAACAGGTAGTGTGTTATCAGTTACTGCTGGTGGTATTGGACTTACTCAAATAGCTACAGCTGCTAAAACAGAATGTATAGCTATAGCTTGTTCAGACGAGACAACAGATCTTGAAGCTGGCGTGGCTAAAACTACATTTCATATGCCATATGCTTTTACGCTAACAGGAGTAAAAGCTGGTGTTACAACTGCTCCTGCTGGATCGGTTCTTACAGTTGACATAAATGAAGCTGGATCAACTATTCTTACAACAAAGTTAACAATAGATGCTGGTGAAAAGACTAGTGCTACTGCAGCTACAGCACCTGTAATAGGAGGTGCTGGACCAGCATTAGCTGCTGATGCTTTAATGACTGTAGATATAGATGGTGTAGGATCTTCGACAGCTGGAACAGGTTTAAAAATTTACCTTATAGGGTATCAAACGTAAAATGAGTTTTATATTAAATCCAGCACGGTTCGCGCCAACTGGTGTAGAAATTGAAAATTCTGCTTTATTAAAAACAGGCTCGTCACAAACTTTATCTCGAAGTTTGGGCAGTGCAGGAAATAGGCGCACATTTACCATTAGCGTCTGGATTAATCCTAACCTCGCCCTTCATGCTGGCAGTGCATACAACCCGTATATTTACGGATTCGATGCTGCTTCATCAAACGATCACGGGATTCAAATAAATAACGAAGCTATCCGTTTTTTTAATCGAACATCTGGAACATTTGATGTAGATCTTCGAACTAACGGCCTTGTCCGTGACATAGGGTGGCTTCATATAGTCGCTGCTCTTGATACCACTGCAACAGTCAATCGAGCAATGCTTTACATCAACGGAATTCAGGCAAGTCTAGCGACAAACACTCAGCCTAGCTTAAATCTAGACACCCATTATAATAACGCCTCGCAAATTATAGGAGGATCATCGGGTAAATATTTTGACGGATATATGGCAGAATTTGTTATGGTGGAAGGAAGCCAGCTTGGACCTACTAGCTTTGGAGAATTTGATTCAACTGGACTGTATTGGACTCCTAAAAGTTCTAATGACATTAAAGCATTAACATTTGGAACGAATGGTTTCTATCTAGATAATACTACAAATGCTCAAACAGATGCGAGTGGTGAAGGAAATAATTTTACAAATAATAATACTGTTACAACTAATCCTCATACCCCAACAAATATGTATGGATTATTAAATACTTTATCTCTTACAGCAACTTATCCGGGAACAATATCAGGAGGAAATTTAACTTTCTCAGGCAATGCTAGTGGGTATTGGAGTTCTGGTATTTACGCAACTCTTCCTTGTGAGGGTAAATTCTATTGGGAGGCAAAAGCTACCAGCCTATATGGTACAAACGCATATCTTGCATTAGGTGTTGCTCCAATGGATTTAGCAAGGATTGGTGGAGGTTCTGGAGTTTCACCGGGAGGTACTTCAGGCGTTGCAGGTGGATCGTTATTTTTTAATGGAGGATCAACTACAAATTTATGGTCAAACGGATTATCCCAAAATGATAATATTTATTCTTCACTTACTATTTCTACGAATGATGTTATGCAAGTTGCGTTTGATGCATCAAATGGAAAACTTTGGTATGGGAAAAACGATACATGGTATAATTCTGGAGATCCTGCTAACGGAACAAACCCTAGCTCTACATTAACTGCTACAGATAAAACTTGGATGCCGTGGTTTGGCAGTTATACAGCTAATTCTACATGGGTAGTTAATTTTGGAGCATCTTCTTTTGCAGAAACAAAACCATCAGGATTTGATATTTTAAATACAACTAACTTAGCATCAGCCACAACCCGCACAGCATCTGACACAACTAAATACTTCCAGACCGTCCTTTATGAAGGCAATGGTGCTAGTCAAAGAGTTGGACAGTTTCAGCCGTTTACAGATAGTTTTACTGTAGCCAAGAGTGCTTTGTTTCAAACTGCTAATAGCGAGAGTTTAACAAGAACTCCCTCTGGTGCTGGAAATAGACGCACTTGGACATTCTCTACTTGGATAAAATTTGCATCTGATGGGTCAAGTGGTTTTACGATTTTTAACGGCTATGGATCGGCAAGTGATACAGGAACACTAGACATTGTATTTGTTAATGACAATATTTATCTTAGAGGTTGGTCAACAAACTATATGATAAGTAACCTAAAGCCTGAAGATACCTCTCAATGGGGGAATCTCGTTATGATGCTAGACACAACCCAATCTACATCCACTGACAGAGTAAAAGGGTACTGGAACGGAGTTGAGCTTACATGGTCAACAGCAAGTTATCCTTCCCAAAATGTTGAACTAGGTATAAATCAAGCAGTTCTTCATTCAATAGGAGCATTTAATAACGCATCTGGATTTATGGGAGGATATTTAGCCGAAACAGTTTTTGTTGATGGCACTTCTCTAACTGCATCTAGTTTTGGTCAAACTGATACTAGCTCAAACAGATGGATTCCTAAAGCAGTATCTGGACTTTCTCTCGGAACCAATGGGTTCTATCTTGACTATTCGGATTCAAGTGATTTAGGTGAAGATCAAACTGGTTCTAACGATTTTACAAATAATAACACTGTAACTCAAACAGGAGACTCACCAACTACAAACGTAGCTACACTTGATCCTAATTCTAATGTTACATCTGGAGGAACTACAGCATTATCAAATGGAAACAGAACAAGCACACAAAGTTCTGGAGGCACAACTTATGTCGGAGGAACTTTAGTTCCAGAGTCAGGAAAGTTTGTGTGGGAAGTTACCGTTACAAATGTTGTTGACCAATTTTATATTGGTATAAAAGATATACTTGGAGCTAATCCAGCCAGTAGTAGTCTTGCCGATGATGCTATAATGTATCAAAACGATGGCACTATTGACGTAGATGGTACTACTTATTCATCAAGTCCAGCTACATATACAGATGGAGATGTTATACGAGTAGAGTGGGACGTTAATGTTAAAATAGAATGGTTCAAAAATAATTCTTCTCAAGGTTCATATACATTATTAAAGAGTCCAATTACCTATAAGCCCTTTTTCGTATATAATGATAATACAGCAAGTTTTACTGTAAATTTTGGAGCATCTTCTTTTGCTCACACTCCGACAACTGGTTACTCTGCATTAACACAAGACAACATGACATCTACAGATCAATTTATCTCTGCATTTAGCTGGATCAAGAACCGTGATGCCACTGATAACCATATGTTATTTGATCGTGTGCGTGGGGTAACAAAAGATATTCATAGTAATACTGATGACGTTCAAGTTACAAACACACAAACAGTTCAACAATTTCTATCTGCTGGTGTTCAAGTCGGTGATGATGTTCAAGTGAATACGGCCAATGAAAGCTATGCTCTCTGGAACTTCATGATGGAAGCTACTGGCAGTGGATCATCTAATGAAGATGGAAGTATTAATACGACAGCAACATTAGTTGATACGACTTTAGGCATGAGTATCTCAACTTATACTGGAACAGGGTCAAATGCTACAGTAGGACATGGACTAGGAGTAGCTCCAGAAGTTATTATTGTGAAAGAAATAACTGGAGGTGCTTCAAACTGGCAAGGTTATAATGAAAGTATAGGAAATACGAAAGTTCTTTATTTAAACTTAACTCTTACAGCGGCTACTGATTCGGCATTTCAAGATACGTCACCGACATCTACTGTTTTTTCTATAGGAACAGGTGGTGATATAAATGGTAGTGGTAATACTTACATAGCCTATTGTTTTACTCCATCTCAATTTATAGCTATGGGGTCATACACAGGAAACGGAAA